TAAACGACGCACGTCGCCCAGTGGCGTATCACGTTTTTGAGAATCACCCTGGCGATGACATCTTCAACATGAAGAAGTCGAACATTAAGCGCATGCGGATTCCAGCAGAGCGTGTGATCCACATTTACGATCAAGAGCGCGCCGGTCAGACGCGCGGTGTGCCATGGCTGCAATCAGTCGCTGCACCGCTTAAGATGCTGAACGGTTGGCGTGAGGCGAGCCTGGTCAATCAGCGCGCCAGTGCGTCAAAGATGGGATTCTTCACAACGCCTGCTGGCGAGAATTTCCCCGCGGACGATTACGACAACGAAGTGCCATTGATCGACTTTGAGCCTGGCACACTGCATCAGTTGCCAGAAGGCGTTTCGTTTGAAGCGTTTGATCCGCACAACCCGACAACCAACTTTGCAGACTTTGAGCGTCAAATACTCAAAGGCATCGCATCATCGCTAAACGTGTCATATATCGATCTGGCGAATGATCTTGAGTCGGTCAGCTATTCATCAATTCGCCAAGGCGCTTTGGCGGATCGTGACAACTACAAGGCGCTGCAAGGTTTTATGATTCGGCACTTCATTATGCCGGTCTTTGAGGCATGGCTACGCGCGACCATCATGGACGAAAAAGTCAATCTACCGATTGAAAAGTTCGATAAGTGGATGGATGGCGCAGAGTTCCGTGGCCGCGGATGGCAGTGGGTCGATCCGAAGAAAGAAATGGAAGCGTCGATTCTTGGCTTGAAGAGTGGCGTCCTGACAATGCAGGACATTGCCAACCAGTATGGTCGGGATGTCGAAGAGACTATGGCGCAGATCGCTCGCGACAAACAACTTGCAGAACAGTTTGGCATAACTTTTGCATTAGAGCCGTTTGCATCGGCACAGATGCCAATCGAGCCAGATGTGACTGGAGGCGATAATGATAAGCCAACGCAGGGCATGATTGAAGAAGCCGAGCGCGGACTTGCATGGCGCAGAGAGTTTGGTCGCGGTGGAACTGAAGTCGGCATCGCTCGCGCTAGAGACATATCGAATGGAGAGAATCTAAGCGAAAGCACTGTTAAGCGCATGTACTCATTCTTTCGTCGCCATGAGGGCAACAAAGAAGCGGAAGGATTCAGTCCTGGCGAAGATGGCTATCCCTCAAATGGAAGGATAGCTCATGCGCTTTGGGGTGGAGACCCAGGAGACGCTTGGTCAACCAGAATCGTTGAAAGGTTAAAGAAAGAAGAGCGCAACGACACAGAGATTTCTGACAAAGTTGAAAAGAACCTGCGTGATCAGGTTGAAGAGCACAACGAAGAGGTCGGTGACGTTCAGTCTAAGGCGGCAGTATTCCGTCGTGGCGTTGGCGCTTACTACACAAACCCGTCTTCAGTGCGCCCGTCTGTGAATAGTCCAGAGCAATGGGCATATGCCAGAGTTAAGAGCTTTCGTTTTGCGCTACGCAACGGAAAGTTTAGAAGCGGCAAGCACGACACTGACTTATTGCCTGAAGGACACCCTATGTCTACAAAAGACGATGACCGCGGATACAAGGACAAAGACGAACGTCCGTATCCAAACGAGCATGCAGCGCGCATTCAAGACCCAGCCAAGTACGACGAATTTACTCGCGAGAATAACGCTGGCGGTGAAGGCATCGATTTTATATTTGGCGTTTACACAGAGGACGGAGATCGCGTCTCAGAGTTACAAAGTGTGCGCTTTGATTCGGAACTGTTTACAATGGGGCAAGCACTGGATTGGTTAGCGGAGAACGAAATGGACCCAATTAAGTTCGAGGAAGCAACCGGCGAGCGTATGGACAAGCGGCATATTGTTGAGATTACTGAGGACGACGATGCGATTATCATCAAGTACGCGAAGTCCGAAATGTTTGAAGACATCAATGTGATGCCAGAAGAAGTCCAGGACGACGAAGCCGAAGAGATGGAAGAAGAGCGTTTGCTCCCGTCTGAATTAACGCATCGCGCCGCTGACATGGGCGCGGATGTCATTGACGAAGAGAATCGCCGAGTTCGCATTGTGGTGTCTACCGAGACGCCAGTTGAGCGCGGATTTGGCATGGAAGTTTTAGACCACAGTCGAGAGTCCATTCAAATGGAATTCTTCAACTCTGGTCGTGCGCCGCTCCTGTTGGATCATGACATGAGTCAGCAGATCGGCAAGATTGAATCTGTGGAAATTGATCAGCGCTCCAGTCGGATGCTGGCGGTAGTTCGCTTCGGGAGAGGTGCACTGGCTGATGAAGTTTTCCGCGATGTGGTGGACGGTATCCGGTCGAACATTTCGGTTGGTTATCGAGTCCATCGAATGAAGAAAGATGAGCGTGGCGAGGATGGGAATCTTTATCGCGTGACATCTTGGCAACCGCTAGAGGCAAGCGTGGTCAGCGTACCCGCGGACGTAAATGCACACGTTGGTCGTTCAGCGGATTCACAAACTGCAAAAGAGGATTCAGCAATGTCTGATGAAATCCGTTCAGAGCAGGTTGAAGAAGAAGTGATTGAGCAAGCAGTGGAAACTGAAGAAGCCGTGCGTGAAGTCGAAGAGACTGAAGCCGTTGAATCAGAAGAAGTTGTAGACGAAATCATGGAAGCCGAGACTGCTCGCGCAAAAGAAGATGAGCGCATCCGCGCACTTGGTAAGGCATATCGTTCAGAAGCTAAGGCTGAAGAAGCGATTGTCGAAGGCAAGACAGCAGATGAGTTCAAGTCTTCAGTAAGATCCACATTCAAGTATACGCCTGTTAAGGAGACTGAAATGTCTAACGAAATCGGAATGACTGCGAAGGAAGTTCGCAACTATTCTTTGGTCCGTGCATTAAATGCATTGGCTAACCCTAACGACCGTCGCGCTCAAGAAGCCGCTGGGTTCGAGTTTGAAGTTTCAAACGCTGCATCACGCGGCAATGGCTTCGTCGTACCTTTCGACGTGATGAAGCGTGACCTCAACTCTTCTGACGATTCAGCATTGATCGGCGAAGATTTCCGTTCTGGCGACTTCATTGAAGCGCTCCGTAACGCATCTTCAGTCATGCAAGCTGGCGCGACTATGCTGAACGGCCTGGTCGGTGATGTGAAGATTCCACGTCAGTCTGGCGTTGCTTCTGCATCATTCATCGCAAGTGAAGGCAGCGACGCTTCTGAAAGCGAAATGACTGCTGATGCAGTGACAATGACTGCGAAGCACTTGGCGGTTTCTACTGAAGCAACCAAGATTCTGCTCACTCAGTCTTCACTCGACGTTGAGAACCTGATCCGCAACGACCTGACCCGCGCAATCGCAACTGGTCTGGACAACGCTGCACTTCAGGGTGACGGTACTTCTGGTGCGCCAACTGGTATCCGTTCAACTGGCGGAATCAACACGCAGGACTTCGCTGCACTCAACCCAACATTCGCTGAGATTGTTGCGATGGAGACAGCGGTTGCAACTGACAACGCTTTGATGGGCCAGTTGGCTTACATCATGGGTGCTGCTCAGTATGGCGCGTTGAAGACCACTGAAAAGGCAACTAACACTGCACAGTTCGTTGTTGAGCCTGGCGGCACAATCAACGGCTACCCAGTGATCGTTTCTAACCAGGTCGCGGCTGGCGATGTTTACTTCGGTAACTTCTCAGACCTTTTGGTTGGAACATTTGGCTCTGGTGTCGAGATCATTGTTGATCCATTCACCAAGTCTCGCGCTGGTAACGTAGTGATCACTGCATCTGTATTGGCTGACGTTGCTGTCCGCCACGCAGTGAGCTTCTGCCTCGGCGACGCTGACATTGCCTAATGTTGACGTCTAAGTCGTTTGGAGGCCGCCCTTCGGGGCGGTCATCCGATGGGGAACCAAAGATGAGAATCTTGATTCAAAAGAACATGATGATCGACGGCAAAAAAGCCAGAGTCGGCGATGAAGTCGAAGTGCCAGATCGCTTCGCAAAAGTATTGATTAACTCTGGTCGCGCATCGCTCGCGCCAGAAAAAGTCGAGCCGGTAAACAGATCGGTTGGACTCGAAACATCAGAAGCGCCAAAGCCAACGACGCGGCGCAAGACAACCACACGCAAAAAGAAGCCAGTGAGCGATGGGTATTGAAACCGCTGCTGATCGCGCGATCTTTTTAGACGCTGACGTATTTGGCGAAGAAATCACATACACGCCAACCGGCGGCTCCGCATCAACGATTGAAGGCATCTTCGACAACGAGACTCAACTTGAAGACGTTGGCGGTGAGGTCGAGTTCGTTGTTGGTCGGCCGCGGATCATGGTGCGTGAATCGGATACACCAAACGCAAAGGCGGGTGATTCGGTCGTGATCAACAGTGTGAGCTACGAAGTGACGTATGTTCTTGGCGATGGACTTGGCATGCGCCAACTATTCCTGGAGGAGCAATGAGTCACGTCAGAAAGCAGATTCGTGATTACTTTGCGGTTTCTCTCAACGGTCTAACAACGACCGGCTCCAAAGTGTACGCGAGTCGCGTATACCCACTGCAATCTGAAAACCTACCGGCAGTCCTTGTTTACACAACAAGCGAAGATTCCGACGAGGCGGCGTTCAGTAAGCAGCGCGTCCAAAACAGAGTCGTTGATGTCATGGTTGAAGGCTACGTCAAAGCCGTAACCGGATTCGATGACACGCTTGATCAAATTGCCAGGGAAGTCGAAGAGGCTTTACTGGATGATCCGACTTGTGGCGGTTTGTCACAGAACATGGTCCTGACCAGTACCGAGACAGAATACTCTGGCGAGGGTGAAACGCCCGTTGGTACTATTCGCATGACTTTTCAAGTAAACTATCGAACAGTAACGGGTTCGCCCGATTCAGCCATTTAGGGAGGCTTTACTATGGCGGTGCAAACTTCAGCAGATGGTGTGATCAAAAGCGGAGCAAATGCTATCGCCGAAGTGACATCATTCTCTTTTGAGCAAACTTCAGACACAACTGAAGACACAGTGATTGGCGATACTGATCGCAGCTACAAGGCGACACTCAAGTCGTTTACTGCGACCATCGAAGGGTTCTATGATCCAGCCGACACAAACGGGCAAGAAACTTTGAGCGTTGGTTCTGAAATCTCATTCAGCATCTACCCGCAAGGTGAAGGCTCTGGCGATGTCGAGATCACAGGTTCCGGAATCATCACAGGTAAGACAGTCACCAATTCAGTTGGCGAAATGGTTACAGCATCATTCAGTGTCCAGGGCAACGGCGCGCTGACATACGGTACGGTGTCTTAATTTATGTCATTGGCTGATGAGCTTTTAAGCTGGGAAAACAACCGACGTCCGATTGAGTGGCGCGGTCAGACTGTATACGCCTCGGCGATTACAGTTGCTGATCTTCAGCATGTACTGAAAAAGCATCCTGATGTGTTGTCTGGTAAAGACCTTGGCGGAATGGTTGAAGTAATCATTCGCAAGGTCGAAGACGAAAAAGGCGATCCGATCTTCACGCTTGAACATAAGCCAAAGTTGATGCGGATGCAGTTGAACGACATCACTGATCTTTTCAATGCGATCTTCAACGAAATTGAAGGTCCAGAGGACGCTGAAAAAAACTAAGTAACGGAGGTCTACTTTGGCAGACCTATGCCTTAGCAGACCTCCGTGGTTGTTCGCTCAAAGAAGTTGAGCAAATGAGTGTCACCGAAATGAATCGGTGGTTCGCGTACTATGAGATGAAGCACAATGGCAACAACCGATCACAAGATTAGACTCACCGCCGTTGATAAGACGAAATCTGCATTTCGTTCAATGCAATCAAGTCTCAAGCGCGTTGGCGGCGCAGTTTTTTCATTCCAAAGTGCGCTTGCCGGTCTAGGTGCAATCGCCGGTCTTGCCAAAATATCCAGGGATATTGATAACCTCGCTAAAACTTCGGCCAAGCTAGGGATAGCGGTCGATGAGTTGCAAGCACTGCGTCATGCAGCAGAACTCTCTGGCGTATCCACAAGCACTCTCGATATGGCTATGCAACGCTTCACTCGGAGACTTTCTGAGGCGCGAGCGGGTACTGGCGAGGCCAAGGCTGCTCTCGAAGAGATGGGCATCGCTCTGAGTGATTCTGAGGGTAACGCCAGATCTCAAACTGAGGTTTTAAGCGACGTTGCCGACGCACTGCAACAAGTGCCAGGCCAAGCAGACAAGGTGCGGCTCGCGTTCAAGCTGTTCGACTCCGAGGGTGTTGGCTTAGTCAACATGCTTCAGAATGGCTCTGAAGGTTTGCAACAAATGACCGAGGACTTTGAGCGTCTTGGGTTTGCCATATCTGCACAAGAAACCAAAAAGGTCGAAGCATTCAACGATGCGATGTCTCGACTTGGTTCTTTGTTTTCCAACATAGGTCAGAAGATCGGTGCATCTGTTCTGCCTAATCTTCAGACAATGATCCAGTTTTTTGGCGATAAGTTGCTAAGCGCTTTGATTGCTGCAACCGAAGGACTTCAATCTTTCTTCGATTTCTTTGTTGCTAGATTCAACAGTATTTCTGAGGCAACTGATGGTTTTTTTGGAACTATCAGCGGCCCAAACTTTTCTGGCGCAATCGAAAACCTTGAAGAAGTGCGCGATGCATTCAGAGACGCAGTTGGACCAGAGACTCAAATTGATATTGCTTACACATCTCAGGCAATTAAAGAAAATACTGAGTCAGTTGAGAAAGCAACTGAGTCAATGAAGAAGTTTGTTCAAGTTCAGGATGATCAGGCAAAATTAAGTGATCTTCAGCGCGGCTCTTTGCGAACATTAGAAGACTCTCTGCTATCGGTTGCCAATGGCACAGCTACCGTCAAAGAAGCATTTAAGTCGATGGCATCTAGCATCATCAATGACCTGATACGAATTAGTATCCGCCAAAGCATTACTGGACCATTGGCAAACATGATGTTTGCAGGAGCTGGGGGTGGATTCTCCACTGCACCTGGATATACTTCAGTTGGTACAGGCGGCGGATCGTCTGCTGCAATGCCTTCGTTTGCTGGCGGTGGTTTCACAGGCCGAGGTGCAAGGTCTGGTGGCGTAGATGGGAAAGGCGGATTCCCTGCAATTTTACACCCGAATGAAACTGTGACTGATCACACTCAAGGCCAAGGTGAGGGCGTCACGATTGTCCAAAACATCAATCTTTCAACCGGCGTCCAACAAACGGTTCGCACTGAGATTGCGTCGATGCTGCCAGAGATCGCCAACGCGACGAAGGCGGCAGTTGTTGATGCACGTCGTCGTGGCGGATCATTCGCCGCTGCGTTTGGAGCTTAACGATGGCTGAGAGTTATCCACTTGCACTGCCAACACACACAGGCATCGCGCAGATCAGATTGTTGGCGCGTGATGTAGTCGGCATTTCAACGTCACCATTCAACCTGAAGCAGCAGACCTTCCGTCATCCTGGTCAGCGCTGGGAGGCAGACATCACATTGCCACCAATGAAGCGCGATGATGCCGAACAATGGGCCGCATTCTTGTTAAGACTTCGCGGCCAGTACGGAACATTTTTGCTTGGCGATCCTGCCAATGCAACGCCAAGAGGTTCTGCATCGATAACGCCAGGAACACCCGTCGTCAACGGCGCAAGCCAAACAGGTGACGAACTCAATATCGACGGACTGCCTGCATCGGCTACTGGTTATCTCAAAGCTGGCGATTACATCCAACTTGGATCAGGCGCAACGGCGACACTTCACAAAGTGCTTGAAGATGTAAACTCAAACGCCTCTGGCGAAGCCACTTTGAATCTTTGGCCACAGGTTCGCACTGCTCCATCAGACAACGCCACAGTGACCGTGAGCAACGCTCAAGGGAACTTTCGATTGGCGTCCAATGAAACAATGTGGGACATCAATAGTGCCACACTGTACGGGATTACGTTCGGCGCAGTTGAGGCGTTGTCGTGAGGTCGTCACCGTCTGAGTTTAATCAAGACACGCTTTCTCCACTTTTGGCGGTTGAGCTTAACTTTGACTCAGGAATTTTGCGCCTCTGGAATGGATATTCTGATTTAACAATCGATGGTGCGTCTTACACAGGATCAGGAAATCTTCTGCAAATATCAGATATTGAGGAGACAGAAGAGGTCGCAGCGCGTGGCGTAACGATGACGCTTTCTGGGCTTGATCCTGCAATTATTTCGATTGCACTTCAGGAAAACTACCA